CTGAATTGGCACGCTTTGGGGCTATTTTAAACCGTTCTTAGAGACTTTTACACCGGGCTAAGGTACTTGTATCACTAAAAATTTTTGTGCCCACAATCACCTGTAAATGCTTTTATTAGATTTTACTTGGTTAGTGGGGGTAAATAGGTTATCTTTGCAGGTATAAAATTGATACTAATGAAATACATCGCTAGACTTAACAAGGAACACTACTTTAATTTTAAAGAAAAAAAGGGAGATTTTACAATTGGATACAGAATCAACTCTTGGATTGAAGAATTAGGGAATCCAGAACTATTTTTAAAAGTAGTTATGAATGGCTGTAAGGAGCTTAATCCTTCTGATGTTGTTTTTTCTAAAATGGGCACAGGAGTAAGTACGCAAAATTTTAACGTTACAATTGATAGAAGTATCTGGACAAAATTTAAAAATAATTGTAGAAAATACAATGTGTCCGGAAATCTTGTATTGAATCTTTTAATAATTCGATATCTTGAATCAGGGGAGGGTTTAATTGAAAAAACAATTAAAATATAAATCTTTAGGAAAAGGGTGCGACACTATTCTCCCCAGTATTATCAAATAGTTTCAGTGCTCTTTTTTATAAATAAATATTTTAATGGCTAAACAATACGGAATAACGAAAGAGATGACTCCAGAGATAAAAGTGAAAGTTATTTCTTGCGCGGGGAAGATTAGAACAAAAAGTATTGCTCTTATATTAGGACTAACTTATTGCCAAGTATATCAAACTTTATTACAAGAGGGGTTTATTGAATCTTCATCTAAACGGTACAGGAAAGACAGAAATAGAAATAAGCGAAAATAATGGGACAGTATTATAGGCTAAAAACGTTTAAGGTTGACACAACCGTCGATGATAGATTCAAGGAGGAATGTGTAAAACACAAAGTTCAACAAGGTTTTGTTTTAGAGTTGCTTATGATAAGATGGATAAAGTTAAAAAGCAAAAAAGATAAAAAAAATGTGAACATTTACTAAATTGCAATAAAAAAAAATGGAAAAGCTAAAAAAAAGAGTTGCATCAGATTGGGAGAATCTTCTTTCAGAGATAAAAGGCAAACACGCAAAAAGAATGAATTCCGTTTTGGAAACATTGCCGGAAGAAGAATTTATAGTTTTATACCCCAAATTACTTGAATTTGCAGTGCCTAAAATGACAAGAACCGAAGTTGTGAACGATGCGGAGGAGCAAGTTATCAGAGTTGTTCACGTTGACGCTGGTTTTCAGTTTCCAGAAATTAAGGAATGATGATAGAGCTAACAGAACGGTGTAAAGAAGATTTCAATAAATACATATTACAGAGGGATGATGTTGATTTATACCAATTTGGAATTAGTTGTGAATCTATGAGATACGGAATATACATTGACTTTTTCAATACAGTAAGATACAGAGGTAAAGAATTATTTTCAGAACTTTTTGAAAAATACTACAATCAAAAAACGGAAGATTTCACTCATCATTCTATTGTTAGAAACACAATAGAAGCCTGTAACGAGTGGTATAATACTATTATTGAAAATTATTTTAAATGAACATATCCGTTTCAAGGACTTTTGATAAGATTTCATCAGCATATTATAAAGTTAAGTACAGATACATAATTTCCCGAGGAGGTTCAAGGTCTGGAAAGACTTTTAGCACAATGCAACTTTTCTTTTTGCTTTTGTGTTCTCGAAAAAAAATTAAAATTACGTGTTGGAGGAATTTACGTATTGATGCTGTTGAGACAATGCTTGAAGATTTTAAGGCTGTTCTGGATAGTCATCCGTCATTTTGGAGTCTATTTATTTTCAATAAAAAAGAAGCACAGTTTACTAATAAAAAAACCGGCTCTATAATAGTTTTTAACGGAACAGAAGTTGTTTCAAAAGCGTTAGGTCGGACACAACATATTAGCTTTTTCAATGAAATCTCGGAATTTAATGAAGATGTTTTCGACCAAATCGTACAAAGAACTAGGGATAATATATTTATAGATTTTAATCCAAGTAAAGTATTTTTTATTGATAAATACGAAAAGAATGATGATGCTATTTTTCTTTACTCAACATATAAAGACAATTTAGAGTTTCTGACAGAAGGAATTATATCTAAACTGGAAAGCTATAATCCATTTGAGGAGGGATCGACTTATGTTTCAGATGATTTTGTTTTGATGCACAACGGTAAACCTGTTTCAGACGAAAACAAACCTCCGCCAAACGTTGTAAATATAAAAAACGGAACGGCTGATTTATTTAAGTACGAAGTTTATTGTTTAGGACTTAAATCAGAGAAACCAAACAGAATTTATAGAGATTGGAAAAAATGCACGGATGAGTATTATCATTCATTAGAATATGAAAAATATTTTGGATTAGATTTTGGCACCAGTAAGCCAACAGCTCTTGTTGAGGTGAAATATGATGGGGATAGGACTTTTTATGTTCACCAACGGCTTTACAAGCCTAGTCAAGAAATGGGAATGCCTGTTTATGAATATTGCTTATCCGTATTACAACCTCCAATACCTAAGTCAAAAATTGTTGTTGCGGATTCTGCAAAGGATTCTATGGTTCAAGATTTAAAAACAGGAGGTTTATTAGCAGTTGGGGCGGTAAAAGGACAAGGCTCTATTCAAAGAAGAATAACAGCATTACAAGGCTTAAATATTGTCTATACTGAAAGTTCAAAAGACCTGGAGGACGAATATGAGGTATATTCATATAAAATTGATAGGTACGGTTTAACTACCGATGAAGTCGACCCAACTACTGAAGATCACTTGCTTGATGCAACAGGATACGTTATTGATTACTGCATTAGATATTTAGGAATAGTTTTTAAGTAAGAATAATTAAATCAAATCAAATGAAAAGAGTACACACAGAAGCAAAGAAAGCGAATAGACCGCAAAGCCAGTTGGCTAAATATCACGGAATGAATGAGTTTGAGCGAAAAGCATTATTCTCTCCAAAAGAAGATAGCGCCACAACCAAGAAACGCGGAGGTGTAAAAACGTACAGCGTTTACCCATACAGGGGAAGAAGAATTGGAAAAAGATACGGTATAGAATAATGGATAATAAAATCTACAAATACTGCCCTGAATGCAAAACGTCAACAGCGCACAGAATATTTCCTGTTGGTGTTTTTTGCGAATCTTGCGGGCGACAAGAGTACGAAAGAAAGCCAAAGCCCGCCTTTACGTTTAGAGCGTTTGTGTTATTGGTTACGATTATCATAGTAATAATCGCTGGATTAATTTCAATATTTTTAATTTAATTTATAGGAACTAAAATAAATCCCGTTTTTATCAATTATTTTTCATTAGTTTTGTGGAAATACATTGTGAATGGGATTTTTTGGTTTAGATAAAATTTTCCCTGTTTGGTCTAGGGATAAGACAGGAACCAATTTTTATGATTGGAAAGCCTATGAAGATTGGACTAAGGGTGGCAACACCTTAGCTATGTCGGAAAATCATCCGATACTAACACCAGCACTTCTTTTCATTTCAAAAATATTCTCACAAGCCGAAATTTCTGTTCGCGTTAAATCTACAAAAAAGGTAATACCGAATAATAATTTCGCAAAACTTCTCGAGAAACCAAATTGGTTTCAAACAACCCCTGATCTTTTAGAAGAATTGTCGTTCACAACAATAGCGAACGGTATAGGCGTTATTTGGGCGAAAAGAACTATCGGTTTGGAGCCGAACTCTTTATATGTTTTAAATCATCAGCTTTTTGATTTTCCAGATGATTTAGACAAAGGGAATTTTAAAAATAAAATCTCCGCACTTCAAAGGATGGGCATAAAGGTTAAGTATGATGAAAATGGAGAAAATTTAAGCATACCATTAAATGAATTAATGTTTTTCTATGACGTTCCAAATTCAAGTAAGAAAAATAAATTTGAAGCCGTTAGCAGAATTACAGGAATAAAGCAAACCCTTTTAAATAGTTGTGATTCTGAAAAAGCGAAAAATATAATCATCAAAAGTAATGGCAAGGAGTTAATAACCGGGAGTAAAGAGGGGTTTCCGTTATTGCCGGATGAAAAAGAAAAAATTGAAAAAGGATTTAATAATTCTTACGGTTTAGGTTTTGGGCGCAGAAGGGGTTTAGTTACAAACGCTAATATCAACTGGAAATCTATGCACGTAATTATGCGTGACTTGGGACACGAGGAAAGTATTAAGGGTGATGCGTCAATAATTTTTACGGCACTACATTTACCGCAGGATGTGTATTCTATTTCTGGAGCAAAATCTACATACAAAAATGCAAATCAAAGTTTGGTTTCTTATATTCAAAATGAAATTCAACCGACTTTAAATAGCTTTATTTCTACTCTTAACGCTCATTTGTTTCCGAATGATGATTTTGAGTTTTACGGAAGTTACGAGAATATGCCAGTAATGCTTGAGTTCAAAAAGGTAAAGTACGAGGGCATCATTGCGCAGGTCGGAGCATTGGAGGCATTAATTAGAGTAGGGTTTGATCCGGCAAGAGCATTAGAAATGACTGGGTTTGAAAAAACAACTAAACTGAATCCGCCAGAACCGAAAGTAGTTGAGCAAGCACCTCCAGCGAATGAATCAAAAGAAGATTATATTAACAGAATTGTAAGAGAAGCCAATCAGTAATGGGAGCCAACAGACAAAAAGCAAAGGATAAACAATTCGCAAAAGAGGTAAAAAAAAGAACTGCGAAAAAAGAATTTCAACTAAGTAATAAGAAAACCATAAATAAGGAATTATGAAATTAAAACTTCCAGAATTCAAAACAGAAAAAGAACTTTTTGACCACGTTGTTGAGAATGAAGATGTTTTGTTTGCACAAGCAAAAATGGCGATGAAGTTTGCCGATGGTATTGGATACAGTTCAACACCTCTTGTTAATGATCTTGTGTCAAAAGGTTTGTCAGTTGATGATTTACTTGCGAAAGACAGTATTGAAACAAAACTTATAATCAATACGACCAATGTTATTGATTCACACGGAGATATGCACGTCCCCGGATTGTGGGATAAGTCATTGAAAGAAAATCGGAAAATACTTCACCTTCAAGAACATTCAAGAAAGTTTTCAGATGTCATTTCAAGAAAGGAAAATCTAAAGGCTTATGCTGAATCAGTTAGTTGGAAAAACCTTGGCTTTAACTTTGAAGGAAAAACGGAAGCATTAACCTTTGATTCAAAAATATTAAAATCTCAAAACGAGTATATGTTTAATGAATACGCAAAAGGAAATGTTGATGAACATTCAGTTGGAATGCAATACGTAAAAATGGTTACGTGTATTGATGATGAGGATTATCCTACTCAAAAAGAAAATTGGGATAAATATTTTCCTATGGCTGTAAATAACGATACCTTTACGGGAAAAATGTTTTGGGCGGTTACGGAGGCAAAAGTGATTGAGGGCTCGGCTGTGGTAATGGGTAGTAATTCATTCACACCGACTCAATCTATAAAAAATGATCCACAACCAACGGAAAGCGAATTAAAAGAAATTGCCATTAAAGAATGGTTAAAAATACCTAAAGCCGAGTGATCACTTTAGCAGAATGTGCGAAGCCGTCTTGGACACTTCAATCAAAAAAAAACAAAGTATAAATATTAAAAGAAAACAAAATGCAAGACGAAATTAGCATAGCATTGGACGCTAAATTTAAAGCGTTAGAAGATCAATTGCAAGACGCACAAAAAAATGGAGCGTCAAAAGATGAGGTTTTAAAACTTCACACTGCAATCGAAAAACAAGGTACTGCTCTAGAGGAGTACATTAATGGCTTAAACGCCAAAACAACGGAGTCTTTGAAAACGCAAGTTTTTGGATTCATTGAAGAAAATGAAACCAAAATCAAAGAGCTTTATACAAAAGGAAGCGGACGCGTTGAGTTCGTGCCAAAAGTAGTTGCAGATATGACAACAGGAAGCGGAGCAAATGCTACTGCTGCAAGTCATTTACTTAGCGACAATCTTGGCGGATTCAATATGCGTGATGATAGTTCATTATTGAACTTAGCCACCAGAAGTAAAACAGGACAGCCGGTTTACACTTATTCTGAACTTACACCTAAAGATGGCGATTACGCTTTTACAGCAGAGGGAGACGCAAAACCTCAAATTGATTTTAATTGGGTTAATAGATTTGCTACCCCTGTGAAATCAGCAGGATATGAAATCTTAACAGAGGAATCAGTTCAAGATGTTTCTAGACTTCAGTCAGTTGCCGAAACATACTTAATGCAAAAGCACGACCTTAAAAAAGTGAATGGTATTTATTTTGGCACAGGAACAGGAGCAAACCCATTAGGCGCGACAGTTGCTTCTCGTGTTTTTATTGGAACAAATATGGTTGATGTATTTCCAGCAGGAACATCAAACTTTATGGATGTTGTTAATGCAATTATAACCGATATTTATGTTGTAAGAAACTTCGCAGAAGAAGCACCGTACAAGCCGAATATTGTTTTAATAAACCCTATCGACTTTTTTGTTAAGTTGGTTGGAGCGAAAGACGGAAACGGACTACCTCTTTACCCACAAGCGGGGTTATTTTCACAAGTTCGTATCGGAGGTATTACAATTATGCCCTGGAGTGAAATTCCCGTAGGTAAGATTTTTGTTGCGGATATGTCTAAAATGCACGTTGTAGATTACATACCTTTCAGCATTAGAATTGGATGGATTGACAATCAGTTAATCACAAACAAATTCACAATGGTAGGAGAGTCTCGTTTCTATGCGTACATTAAAAACTTAGACTTAACATCCTTTGTTTATGACGATATTGCAACTGTTCAAGCAGCGATAACCGCAGCGTAATTTTTAATTAACTTTTAAAACAATCTAGTAATGAGTACAAAGAAAAAAGGTTTTGTAAATGTTGAATACATTAAGGACTTAGGTTCAAATGTAAAAGGGACTAAAGAAGTCCGTCACGCGGAAATCGCTGACAATCTTGCTAAAAAAGGATTTGTAAAAATTCTTGATAAGGTTGAGAAGTACATTCCTAAAAAAGCAAAGCCAGACGAGGTTAAGGATTAATTTTTAAGCAATAGTTATGATAATCACGAATAGTTATTTTAAAGGCGAATTATATTTGCCACACGCAATGCCTGGAGCAAGCGATGCCGTTTTAGGTGTTGAGAGCCAGATCAGCGACTTTATAAATGATTATACGCGCGATTGTCTAATTAAGTGCTTAGGAGTTACTCTTGCTTTAGAGTTTATTGACAAATTGGACTCTACTCAAACAAATGGATTAAAGGTTGGTGCGGATGCTAAGTGGAATGAGCTGTTAAACGGCAAGACTTCTTATACCGATCCTAATGACTCGACAGAAACATTAGTATGGAAAGGTATTCGCACTAAATCTTTAGCATCAAGCGATGTCTATGATAGGAGTTTTTTAGCGAATTATGTTTATTTCTTTGAAGAAAGAAACGCAAACGTAACTCGTTCTGATGTCGGAAACCAACAACTGAAAACAAAAAATGCAGAGAGAATTTACAATGGTGAAAAAGCCGTAAGGGCGTGGAACCGATTTGTAGATTTAGTTCAAGGTTCTAGTGTAACCCCGAATGTCTATGTAAGTTATGATACAGTTGTAGGAATTGACTACCTTAATGAAAACGAAGAAGTTTGTTTGTATAAATTTATTAACGATTCTAACTCACTTGCGGAGGATACTTATGCTAAGTTTACTCCTAAGAATTGGGGAAGAGAAATTAATACATTTGGAATCTAATGGTAAAAGTTGAAGAAAGATTGGACGAGATGTTTACATACCTACCGGCAATGGCAGGAATAAATTCAGAAGGTTCATTTAATCCAACTTTTGGTTATGGCGATGGAATTGAGTTAAATGCTTTTCTAAAAGGAAAGCAAAATAGCGAAAGTCCTTACCCTTTGATTTGGTTACTTTACCCTTATTCTGAACAGCACAGCGAGCACTTTGTTGATGTGAAAGGAATGGTTTTGGTATTGGCGGTACAATCTAATGCGTCAATGCAGAATCGTGAGAGGTTAAAGACCACGTTTAACCAACTGTTAATACCTTTGTATGATAACATATCACTTTTATTTAAAAGAGCGTCTATTACCAACCTTAATTGGGATTATGAGGTTCAAAAGCATCCAAACTATTCAGACGGAGGAGATAGCGCAGGCACTTTCCTTTGGGATGCTTTAAGAATGAAATTTGATATTAGAATTACAGATGATTGTTTAAAAGCTATAAAAGTTTAATTATGAAAAAAGAACAAGACGAGCAAAAGGAAAAAAAATCAGTAAAAACCTATGAGGGCGTTGCCAACAAGGATTTTACTATATATAACGAAAGGGGTGAGTTTGGAAAGGTTTTTAAAACCACAAGCAAATCTACTTACGATTTATTAATAAAAACTAAAAGGATAAGATAATGGCTAAAGAGATCATTGTTACCCCAATCGGGGAAATTGCAAATAAAAAAGCGTGTAGTGGTGGCGAAACCCCTAATACTGGTAAACTTGGATGTTTATCATTATTTGGAACGCCAGAACACTTCGTTGCTTTCAAAAAAGGATTTAAGATTCAACCAGGCGATGAGCTTACGGTTGCGTATCTAACACCGTTTATTCAAAGCGGAAAGGTCATTCCAATAATTGGAGCCAGTTCGTTTGAAGATATGTCTGGAGAGGATTCGTACTCTACAAATTCAAGCGGTGAGAAAAGGATTAACCTTAAAGGTTTACCGGAATACAAACTTACGTTTGAAGAAGGGCACGAGTTCTACCGTCAACTTTCTCAACTAGAAAGCTACAAGTCTTTGGACTTTGCTATCATTGATGATGAAGGAAACTGGATGATGGTTCAGAATTCAGACGGCACTTATGGAGGTTTCAAAGCCGGACACGTAACGCCAGAACTTACAAAACGTAAGGCTAAAGGCGGAGATGCGGAATCAAAATCTTTAGTTGTTCAATTTTTGGATAGACTTCAATTTGATAGAAACTATGTGATTGTTCACGCAGACACATTGGATTTTGTTCCTGAGGAAATTCCTCTTGTTAATGGAGTTAATTTGTCTTTCATTGGAAGCCAACCGGCAGGAACTGAACTTAATGTAAGAGCGTTGTTATCATCTGATAACAACTCAACAGTTGAAGGGTTAGACGAAGCGGACTTCTACGTTACTGTTAATGGAGTTGAAAATGTTGTTACTGCATCTGTAATGGCGCCAAGTGGCGACTATGCTTTAACAGTTACGGCTTTTGTTGCTACCGATGTAATTACGGTTGATTTAAAACAAACAATTCAACCAACAGGTTCAGTGGTGGACGTTTTAGGAGTATTGTTTAGATCAGTTACGGTAGAAATCATTGCTACATAAGAATTGATTTGTTGTTAATAGTAGGGAACGCCTTATCATCTTATTGGTAAGGCGTTTTTTAAAATAAAGTACTTATGTCAACGATTGATGGATACACAAGCGCAGTTAGGAGGTTTAGGGATGGTCTTGAAAAAAAGATTGATTTGGCTATTGCTAAAAATGGGAAGTGGATTATAAAAACTTTACAGACTAGGCTTGAAAATAAAGGTATCGATGGAAACGGTAAATGGCTTGGCACATACTCACTTAGGCATACAAACGCAAGGCAAAACAGGGGATTAACCACAAGCCACGTAACGTTAAAATTTGAAGGTGGTTTTTATAAGGGGATGAAAGTCTTAGTTAATAAAGGCAAGGTTGATATAATTTCAAGCGATTGGAAATCTGGATTACTTACAAGCGATGAATGGTACGGATCAGCAATACTTGAATTAACAGAAGATGAAATTAACTATTTATTTTCAGAAGAAATAGAGCCAGAGTTTGAAGCAATGGTAAAAGTAATTAACGACTATCAAATAAATATCTAAATGAAAATTTATAAAACTTGTGCTGAATTGCCGATTTATAATTTTGTGTGTGTTTCAGAAAAAAAAGAGTACCGGTTTTTGATTAAAGAATTCAACGAAGATGAAAATAATCTGATTGAGCAAAAAAACAACTTGGAACTTAAAAGCGTATTCGACACGATTGAAAAAGAGTATAAGGGACTTATTGCTAGTAAAAAAATGCTACGCAGGGAAAAAGAACTTTTTTTAATAATGGAATTAAGCGCAAGATACTCAATAGGAACAGAACTGCTGACTATGTACAGAGAGTATAAACAAATTGAAATACTTATTTCTCTTGGCAAAATAAAAGGATTGTTTTTCAATGAAAACGAACCAATTGCTCCACAAATTAAAAAAATGATAGCGAGCCTTTTTGGGTTGAAAAATAGGCTTAAGATAATGGAATCAAACTTCAAGGCTAAATACAAGACAGAAGAAAAAAAAGAGGAAGGAAATATTTTACTCGACTTAGACAAAAGAGCTTTATCTTTGGAACTATACTTAGAGACTGGCTATAAAATTGACACGAAAAAAACATCTGTTTTAAGGTGGGTTAACTTAGAAGATATTTGTAAAACTAAATCGGAAGCAAATGGCTCAAATTAATATAAACGTAACGAAGGTACTTGGTGATTTAGACGCTTTAATTGTTAAATTAGATAAAGTCACTACAACAGTTAAAGGAGTTGCAACAGCTTCTACCGAGTCATTCGGTATTATGTCTAATGCAATTAAAAGCGTAAAAACCACAACAGGACAGCTACAATCAGAACTCTCAGCACTAAAAAAAGAATTAGATAAAGTCAAACGTACTGCAAATTTATACGCAAATGCGATGGAAAAAGTTGACAAGGAAACAAAAAAAGCGTCAGCTTCTACGAAGAAATTTGGAGATGCGGCGAAAAAAACAAGCGTAGGAATGGGATCAATGATAGTTGGTTTTAGAATGTTACTTGGCGCTTTAGGCATTGCGGGAGTTATAGCATTAACAGGGAAAGCGATATTAAGTATTACAAATCTGACAATCAAATTTCAAAGCCTTGGTTACGCATTAGATAAAATTTCTGGAGGAAACTGGATAGAAAATATTGATGCTATGGGTTTCCTTATAGAGCTTAATGATAAGTTTGGAGCAAAATTATCAGTTACGACAGAGCGATGGTTAAAATTTAGGGCAGCTGCAAAAAACTCCGGAATCACATTAATTGAAACTGAAAATATATTTAGAAGTGTTACAAAGGCTTCTGCTGTATTAGGACTAAGAACTGATGAACTTCGCGGAATTTACTTAGCATTAGAACAAATGCTATCTAAAGGAAAAGTAACTACTGAAGAATTACGTAGGCAGTTAGGAGAAAGATTGCCGGGTGCGATGGGTATTATGGCAGATGCGTTGGGTATTACGATGAATCAACTTGATAAGATGATGAAGAAAGGGGAAGTCTTATCCTCTGTTGCATTACCAAAATTTGCCGTAGCGTTAGAAAAAGCGTATGGTATTGAAGCGTTAAAATCAGTTGATAATCTTGCGACAGGGGTTGGGAAAATGTCTGGAGCTTGGGATAGATTTGTATTAACAATTTCAGAAGGCGATAGTGTTATAAGTAGAGCTATTGGAGGCACAATGGAACTTATAACAAAAGCTATAAACTCTCTTACAAATTTTCTTGAAACATACGACCAACTTGCCAGAAGAACATCGGAGGCTGTTTATGGTAAAAGCGCTCGTGAAGTTATAAGCGGTAGGATTGAAGATAGATTAAGAGAAATGGGCGTTTTAAAAGAAACGGAAAAAAGGCTTAATGGTTTATTAAAGATTCAAAAACTAATAACTAGATCGACTGCTGTTGGAAGTGATGCAAGAATGAAGGCTCTTGTAGAAGAAGGAAAGGCTCAAAAAAAATTAGATGATTTAAGAGAGTTGAAGGCAAGCGAAGGAGTCTTGCACGCTCAATCGAGAATGAATGCAGAGATTGAGGTTTACAATAAATTCAAAGCCCTGATCGATAAAGACCAAGCCGAATTAGACGCTCTTAAATCTGGTGCAGCAGAAAAAAGATTAGGAAAGTTAGTTGGTGGTTTGGCTCCAAGTACAGGGAGTACTCTTGATGAATTAACAAGCAAAGAAAAAGAGCGTTTAAAAGTTTTAGAAGAACAACTAGAAACAAATAAAGCGTCTTTTACTTTTTCAACTCAAATGATCAAGGAGTACAATAGATTGTTAGAAAAAGGGAAGCCGGTAATCACAGATGATACAGATGGAACAGGAAGAAAAAGAGAAGTTAAATTAGCAAAACCTTACGTTCCAAATCACGAGGCTCAAATAATTCAATTACAAGAGCAAATAAGATTAAATAAGGAGCTTGCTGATGTAGAATTTTCTGGTTCAGAACAAAGGAAGTCTATCCAAGAGCAGACGGTTATTGATATGCGTATTATAGCTAATATGCAGTTGGAAGATGCTTTAACTGCAAATGATGCAGAGCTTAAAGCGGAATTAAAAAAGTGGAATGATAAGGAGGATATATTTGATGAAGGTTCAGATAAATGGAATGATCAAATCAAGGAAAGAAATATAGCAGAGAAAGCCGCGCAAGACAAACATAACGCTGAGGAAATTAAAATCGCAATAAAACATCGAAATAATATAAATGAAATAAAAAGCTACGACAGAAACACAACAAGGGAAAACGTTGATAAAGATTTTTCGAACGAAGGAAGTCTTTTAGCTGCAGAAGTGCAGGAGAGGGTAGGTGCGCAGGAAAAATTAATCGCCTTAACCGCTAAAGGTAGTTCGATAGAAAAAAGAGCGCTTCAAGAGTTAGATGAGATACGCCTTGATTTTTTAAACATTGAAATTCAAAGGCAAATTGATTACAGAAAAAAGCTAATAGAACTTTCCTCCGATCCCACTGTTAAGGAAATGTATCAGAAACAAATTGACGGTTTAGAGGAGACAAAAGAAACTTTTAAAACTTTAGAAGAACAACTTTATACAGGGCAAGGTGCTTGGGAAAATTGGGCGACAAAAACCAGTGAAATTCTTGGTTCAATTCAAGGATTGGGAGATTCTCTTTTTGAAGCTAGGATTAGTCAGATAGATGAGGAAATCGCTAAAAATGAAGAAAAGTACGATAGGCTTTTAGAACTTGCTAAAGGCGATGAAGCTGAAACAAAAATTATTGAAAGAAATAAAGAATTACGTAAAAAACAATTAGAGGAAAAGAAAAAGAAAGAGCAAATAAAACAAGCGAAGTTTCAAAAAGCCATCGCAATACAACAGGCGGTTATAAATACAGCCGTTGCGGTTTCAGCCGCGTTAACAGCAGGTCCGGGAGTTGGAATTGCATTGGCTGTTATTACCGCAGCGATAGCCGCGATTGAATTAGCGACAATTGTTGCGACCCCAATACCTTCATTTGCTAAAGGTGGTGAAATGAAGTACGATGGTAAGGCTTTAATCAATGACGGTGGTAATTTAGAGTACGTTGAAAGAGACGGTTCTATACTAACTGCAAAGGATTCTAATGCTATTGTGGATTTGAAAAAGGGAGATATTATTCATAAAGACTATGAATCACTTACTAAAAATTCAATGCTTCTGTCTGGATTGCTTGGCGGTGAATTAATTAATCAAAAAGACTTTGAAAAAATGTATGTGGGGATTGAAAGATCTATTGAAAAAGGATTCACAAAAGCTAAGATAAACAATCGAATAACGGTTCTTAATAAAATTGATAGTTACAGGGATAAAATGCAAAACTGGAGTTAAATGGGTGAAATTAGAATTGAACGCAATGACAATGTTCTTTTTGTTCTACAAAGAGAACAAGAACAAATACTTGAATTAGATCAGGAGCCGATTAATTGGGATAATGGCGCACTTGAAATTGTCAGAAATAAAAAGTACCACGGAATTATTACCGAGTTCACTGATGCTTTAGAGTTTGAAAAAGAAGCGAGAGATTTTATTTTGGATACTTATACGCTTGGCGGAATAAACGCGAACCTATACTTGCTAAAATTTGAGGTTGGTTTAGTTGATGATTATAAAACACTAACAGGTCAGACGGCAGAAAGCGGAGTTAAATGGGAATTAGTATATAGGGGTATTGGAGACTTTCTTACAATGAAGGAAAAAAGTAATAAAATTTCTTTAAACTTTAATTCTGATGAACTCGAGCAGCTTCTAAAATCTCACGAATCAGATGCTTTTGAAATAGAAAGAATGAGTAGTATAGATGCTGGATTAAGCAATACAGCCTACGGAGAATCAAAAGAGGATTTGTCTGATATTCAATTCAATGAA